TCCTAATCAAGAAATTATTACTTTAGTAGATGGAGTAATTAAAACACAATATAACCCAGCAACAATTTAATTATGGAAATCAAGAAAAGATGGAGTGCTAAAACTCCCACATTTTGGAAAAAGATACAGCGTATTGGATTAGTAGCAGGCGCATTAGGTGCCGCATTAGTTGCAGCTCCTGTAGCTTTACCTGCTGCTATTGTAACAGCAAGTGGGTACCTCATTGCTGTAGGAGGAGTAACCGCAGCATTGTCACAATTAACAGTAGACGATAAAAAAGAACTAGACTAATGGCAAAAAAGAAAAATGTAAAAGTGGATATAGAAATAGATAAAGTAGATATTCACGTAGAGAAAACAGAAGATTCTAAAGAGTTTAAATTAGATTCTGAAAAACTTGATGTACAAGTTAAGCAAGATGCTAAGGGTACTGAGGTAATTGTAGAATCTGAATCTGGATTTCTTAAAAAGGTAGGAAACTTTATATTTAAAGTTTTTGTAAAAAGATTTTCTAAAGAAAAATAAAAATGGCTTACGATTGGTTAAAATCAGAAACAGCTCCAAAGATTTTAGTAGAAGCTGTAAAACACATAGGTGTTAAAGAGATTGTAGGAAAAGATCATAATCCTGTAATTTTAGGATGGGCAGGTGCTCTAGGACTAAGAAAATTCTATACTAATGATGAAATTCCTTGGTGTGGCTTATTTATAGCCTATTGTGCACATAAAGCAGGCGTACAAGTAGTAAGTCAGCCTCTATGGGCACTTAATTGGGCTAAATATGGTAATCAAGTACAAGAAGCTATGCTTGGAGATATTCTTACATTCAAAAGAAATGGAGGAGGACACGTAGGAATATACGTTGGAGAGGATGCTAAATATTATCACGTTCTTGGAGGAAATCAAAGTAATGCTGTTAATGTAACTAGAATTGCAAAAAACAGATTATTTCAAATAAGAAGAACAGCTTGGAAAGTAGCTCAACCTGCAAGTGTTAGAAAAATACAATTAGAAGCTAAAGGAACTATAACAACAAATGAACAATAATTAGGATAATTAAGTATTTTTACTTATATTATAATATATTTGTTTGATTTATGGACACAACAATTGTATTATTTGTAGCAGCTTCAATCTTAGGAATAATTGGCTTCTTTACAAGAACTGCATATACGACTATTCTTAAGGATATTAAAGAGCTCAAAGATGAAAGTCATCAGCATGTTGAGGAGCAAGGAAAGCTTAAAGGAAAACTTGAACTCTTAGAACAAGAGAGTAGATTGAAGTTATCTCATATAGAAGAAAATACTCAACATGAGATTAAGAATATGGCTACCAAAGTAGGTGAACTATCAGACATGGTAGGAGAACTAGTACGTATTCAAATGAATGGTACAGGTACAAGTAAAGCCAGAAGACAAAATTAAAATGAAAGAAATATTAATAAGTCTATTTATAGGGTTTATATTAATTCTTTGGCATACTGCTAATACATATCATAAACCTAAACTAAACAGACTTAGTAACTATTATGAAGAAGATCAAGAAGGAAAAACAATTGCTAATATTCTAATGGCAGCTTGTATGATTCTTTCTTTTGCAATTGGTGTCATAATTTATAAATATTAATAATTTATTTGAGATGAAATTTAAAAACAGTTGGTCAAAAAATAAATTGTGGGATAAATTAAATGTACGTATACGAATAGGCGCTGTAGATATATTTACAATTGAAATAGACATATCTAGAGAGTTTTACTTACTTACAGTATTAAACTTTAGCATTAAAAATAGATAATATGAAAAAGACAGGAAATAAGAAGGTAATTACTTCTACAGGAAACAAAAGACTATATGAAATGGGTCCTATAGACGCTATTAAGCTTATTTCATATCCATCTAATAGCATCACAATGCTTGAAGGAAATAAAGCTAAAAGCCCTAAAAAACGATAACCACTCTACTACATAAATTGAGGAGCTCTAGGGCTCCTTTTTTTATAACTATATATTAGTTAACTATTTTATATTATATTTGTATATATTTAAATATAATAGTTATGTCAACAGAAGTAAACCAACAACAAGATTTAACGCCAGAAGAATTAGCAGAAATGCGCAAGCGTACTTTAGATTTCTATAAAAGTAGAATATCTTTTATGAAAGTACAGCTTGAGTATGAACGTCTAGCTGCTGATATTGAAGAGGCAAAGTTAAGAGGACTAATGGCTACATTAAAAATGGCCCATATAACTGCGCCTAATCCTGAAGAAACTGAAGAAGATAACACTGAAAAAACTGAATAATCATGCCTAAAGCTAATCTTGTAGAGAAGCGTGTTAGGATGAGTCAAAGAGAGATTATTAAGTATCAGTTATTAACTCATTCTTTCATCAACTCTATATCATACAGTGAAGCAGAATTAAACTGCTTAACTCTACTAGGAATATGCGGAGAAATAGATTTATCTGATTTCTGTAATTATGTGGTAGATGAAAATATATTTAAAGTATCTCAAACTGCTCGTAACTTTTTAACTAAGGCTGAAAAGATGAGTCTTATTGATAAGAATGGTACCAGTAGAAAGAAGATAAAATTAAATGACAACTTGAAGATTCAGACTTCAGGTAATATTGTATTGGATTTTAAAATTGTATACATTGATACCAAAGAGTCATAAAACTTTTATCAGGCAAGCTGCAGAAGATACAGGTCATAAAGAACAACTTGTAGCAGATATAATAGGATTTTATTATAGTGCAGTACGAAAATCTTTAAATGATGTAGAATCTATAAATGTTAAACTAGACTGTCTTGGAACGTTTAGAGTAAAAGAGAAACAATTAGTAAAGCTAAAATGTCAATTGGAGGATCATTTAAAAAGATTAGAAAATCCTGAGTCATTTGGGCAAATGAAAATTAAGAAAGAAATACAAGAGAAATATGACAATCTTTCTAATATATCTACTTTACTCGTATCTGAAAAAGTCAGAAAAAGAATCCACAGAGAAAAACGCAATGAAGAAGATCAAAGAAATCTGGAGCAATAGATCACTTATATTCCAAGGAATTAAGAACACTATTTTTAAAAAAAGCTACATTGAGAAGGTGGCTAAGGAAAGAATGGAAATTTGTAATAAATGCGATGAGCTAGATTTAACAGGAGAACATTGCGCATGGTCAGGTACACAACCTTGTTGTGCAGAATGTGGTTGCTCTTTAGAATATAAAACTAGATCCTTATCATCTGCATGTCCATTTTTATATTGGCGGGCCCTAGAAAAAGAAGAAACAGTAGACGATTACGAATATTAAAAGATAGTATATGTGGGCAACATATGACATAAATGAAGATGAAGAGGATAATGCATATCATATAGTTCCTTTAGATGATGATCAAATGCATGCATTAAGTAGAACATGTGAATGTAGACCTCAACCAAGTGCTGTAGATAATATATCTACACTTATTATCCATAACTCCTTTGATGGCAGAGAAGCATATGAGGAAGCTATGGCAATTATTAACCCTCCAGAAGATTAGATATGGCAATACAATTCACAGCAGCAGATCACAAGTACCAAAGCATAAATCAAGACGAAAAAATAGAATGGTTAAGCGTAACAAGCTTAATAAGCTTATTTAAAAAACCATTTGATAAAAACGTACAAGCACTTAAATCATCTAAGAATAAAAGATCTAAGTGGTTTGGAATGTCAGTTGAAGAAATCATATCTATATGGGATAGTGGTAATTCAACAGCTTTAGATCTTGGTACATGGTATCATAACCAAAGAGAAGCAGACTTGCTCTCTTGTGATACAATAGGTAGATTAGGATTAAACATCCCTGTATTTAAACCTATAGAAGATAATGGTGTAAAGATAGCACCTGATCAAAACCTCGTAGAAGGTATTTACCCTGAGCACATGGTATTCTTAAAATCAGCAGGTATTTGTGGTCAAGCAGATAGAGTTGAAGTAGTTCAGAATACTTTAAACATATACGATTATAAAACTAATAAAGAAATTAAGCTTGAGTCGTATAAGAATTATGAGGGTATAAGTGAAAAGATGTCATCACCTATTGATCATTTAGATGACTGCAATTATATACACTATGCCTTGCAATTATCTATTTACATGTTTATAATTATTAAACATAATCCAAATCTTAAGCCTGGTAAGATAATGCTAGAGCATATCGTATTTAAGAAGAATGGTGAAGATAAATATGGTAGACCTATATACATTAGAGATGAGGAAGGTAATCCTATTGTAGACAAAGTAGTACCATATGAACTTCCATACTTAAAACGTGAAGTAACAAGTATAATAAAGCATTTACAAAACTTTCCAGAAATAAAACTTAAGAAAAAATGACAATAAAGTTATTTGATATAGAGAATGGTGTCGTCAAAGCTACAGAGCATTGTTACACTATTAACTGGCTTCATGATATAATGGTTAACTATCCTGATAATCATCTTAAAATATATGCGTATATCTTTTACATGACCTGCCCTAATCCAGAACTAAATCCTTTCTTTAATATGCAAGAAGATGATAAAGAAGATGTGATTTTAGAGTCAATTGATTTAGATGTATCAACAGATGATGCTTTAATAACTAAAGCTATTGAAAAATGTACTATCTTGTATACTACTCCAACATTAAGAGCATATAATGGTATAGCAAAAATGTTAGATAGATTAAGTTATTATATGGAAACTGCTAATATTACTGCTGGTAGAGATGGGAATATTAACTCTCTTATAACAGCAGCAAAAAACTTTCAGTCAATTAGAGAATCTTTTAAAGGAGTTCTAAAAGACCTGGAAGCAGAACAAAGTAAAACATCAGTGCGTGGAGGTCAAAACTTAGGATATGATCAGTTATAATGATATACCTGAATATATAATTCCCTGTTGGGATAATGGTATTTGGACTCAAAAAGAATTTCTTACAAGAGAAGACTTTGTAGAATTTTTGTTACCACTATTTAAAGAACCAGGTTTATATAATTTTGACGATACAGCTTATGTATTTAATGAACAAGCACGAAAGTTTAAAAAAAATGGAGAAGTATATTGCTTAGCAGCATATATGAGTAAAGACTTTATTGCTTACTGGAATGATCAAAAAGATAAATGTCGTAAAGGTGTAATATTTATAAATGGAGACAATACATGGTACCTACCACGTGACTACTACATGTGGCTTAATTTCCTTCCAATATACGATAAGGAAAAAAAGAACTTTGACTTCGCAAGTGTGCGTGATGCACAATATCATATGGCACTATACGAGTGTCTCGCAGAGTTAAACTATAAACACGCTTCTATACTAAAGAAACGTCAGATTGCTTCCTCATATTTTCATATGGGTAAGTTTATTAATCAAATATGGTTTGAACCTGGTGTTATACTTAAGTTAGGAGCATCTCTTAAAGATTATATTGGTCTTGAAGGATCTTGGAAATTCTTAGATGAGTATCGTGCTTTTCTTAACTCTAAGACAGCATGGTATAGACCTATGAATCCAGGTAAAGTACTTACATGGCAGCAGAAGATTGAAGTAACAGAAAATGGTAGAAAGCAAGAGAAGGGACTAAAGGGAATGTTACAAGGTATGTCCTTTGAACAATCAGATACAAAAGGTGTAGGGGGTCCATGTTCATACTTCTTTTATGAAGAGGCAGGTATTGCTCCTACAATGGATAAAACCTTTGAATACTTAAGACCTGCAATGCAGTCAGGAGAAATTACTACAGGACTATTTATTTGTGCAGGATCTGTGGGTGATTTATCACAATGTAAGCCACTAGAAGGATTTACAAGAAATCCAGATGCTAATGGTATGTACTCTGTAGAATCTAATCTTATAGATGAAACAGGTGCAGTAGGAAAAACAGCTTTGTTTATTCCTGAGCAATGGTCTATGCCACCCTACATTGATAAATACGGCAACTCCCTTGTAGAAGAAGCCATAGAAGCTATTCTTAAAATAAGAAAAGAATGGAAGGATAGTTTATCTCCTGAACTTTATCAGCTACGCATCTCTCAGCACCCTATGAATATAAAAGAGGCATTTGCCTTTAGGGATGAATCAATATTTCCATTATTACTCATAGGTAGTCAAAAGAAACGTATAGAAGATAAAGAATATCCATATGAATTTGTAGAACTAGAAAGAACTATATCAGGAACTATAGAATCAAACATATCTAGAAGACTACCAATAACAGAATTCCCAGTAGATAAAAAACGCGAGGATAAAAGAGGCGTCATTGTAGTATACGAAAGACCTATTCCTGAGTCTAAGTGGGGAACTTACTATGCATCTATTGACCCTGTGTCAGAGGGTAAAGCAGAGCATGTTGATAATATGTTATATACTCCAACAGGTAGAAAAAGAATAGGAGATATACAAATAGGAGATCAAGTGATTGGTTCTAACGGAAAATCTACTAATGTAATTGGTATATATCCACAAGGAATTAAAAAAATGTGTAATATAACATTTAGTGATGGTCATAGTATTAAAGTATGTGAAGATCACTTATGGAATGTAAAATTAAATGGTGGAACAAAAGGGTATATTACACTTTCTGTAAAAAATCTATTAGATACTAAAAAGACAATCACATATAAAGGCACAGGTAGAAATATTAAAAAAGAATATACAATTTCTACATATTACAAAGATAAACAAAATAGAAATAGATGGTCTATACCTATTGTTAAACCAATTGAATTTAACACTTCTAAAGATGTGCCGATAAATCCATACCTATTGGGGTTACTTTTAGGGGATGGTGGATTGTCACAAAGATCTATAAGATTTAGTACAGTTGATGAGGAATTGGTAAGAGCAATCCAGCATTTATTACCTAAAGACTTAATAATAAAAAAAGTAAAAAACTCTCATTGTGATTATGCAATTACTACAACAGTTGGATCAAGAAATTCCTTGTCGCAAAAGTTAAAGGAATTAGGCTTAAAAGGTAAAACATCTAAAGACAAGTTTATTCCTGAAGAATATATGTATTCTTTTGGTTTTCATAGACTAGCTTTATTACAGGGTTTAATGGATACAGATGGTTCTTGCACAAATCATGGGGCAGAATTTTACTCATCATCTAAAACTTTAGCTTATCAAGTTGTTGAATTAGTACAATCATTGGGAGGAATAGCAAAAATAAGATGTAAAAAAACTACACATCTTGATTCATATATTGTAAGAGTTTTATTACCATCTTATTTAGAACCATTTATTTTAAAAAGAAAAAGAGAGATTTATAAACCTTCTCAAGTTTTTAGTAGACACATAACTGATATTCAATATATTGAAGATGCAGAAGCTGTTTGTATATCAGTTGATGCTCCAGATAATCTTTATGTTACAGAACATGCTATAGTTACACATAATACAACTACATCAGAATCATTATGCTCTATCTATATATACAAGAATCCAGTAGAGGTAACTAAGTTAACAGATAGAGGAGTAGAAAATTTAGCAGAAGGAGATAAGATTGTTGCATCATGGTGTGGTAGATATGATGACTTATCTAAAACACATGAGCAGTTAGAACTTATTATTGAATGGTATAATGCATGGGCAATTGTAGAAAATAACGTTTCTTTGTTTATACAATATATGATTGAAAAGAGAAAACAAAAATACTTAGTACCTAAGAATCAAATTGTTTTCTTAAAAGATATAGGATATAATAAAACAGTTTATGCAGATTATGGATGGAAAAATACAGGAACCATCTTTAAGTCTCACTTACTTAGTTATCTAATTAGTTGGTTAACAGAAGAAATAAATCAAGAAGTAAATGATGATGGAGATATTAAAAGTACAACTTATGGTATAGAAAGACTTCCTGATTATATGGCACTTGTTGAGATGGAGCAATATAGACCTGGTGTTAACGTCGATAGACTTGTGTCATTAGCAGCTTTAATTGCTTTTGCTAAAGTACAGCAATCTAATAGAGGATATTCAAAAAGAGTTGATGATGAACGTACTAAAAAGTTGCAAAATTCAGAAAATTTGTATAAATTAAATAATAGCCCTTTCCGTCATATGGGAAGGGGTAGTAGTGCACCAGGTAAAAGAACACCACGAATGCCTTATAGAAGATTTAAATAATGGAAATATTAAACGCACTTCAGCTCAAGTCAGGTAAGAAATCTGAGTATAATAGATTGGGTAATATTACTCAACCTTTACAATTTTTACCTGCAAAAGATAAAGATGATGATTGGACAGCATGGAACATGGATTGGCTAGAATGGCAAGGCCTTAAGCAAATTCGTAGAAATGCAAGAAGATTAATGAAGAACTATAAACTTGCAAAAGGTATTATTGATAAAACTGATTATCTTGTAGAAGAAGATAATGAGTATAGAGATATAGTTGATCAGCTAGCAAGAGAAGAATTAGGGGCACTAGAGTTAAAATTCTATCCTATTATTCCTAATGTAGTTAAGGTACTTACAGCAGAGTTTGCTAAAAGAAATACCAAAATTAACTTTAGAGCTGTTGATCAATATACTTATAATGAGATTTTAGAAGCTAAGAGAACAGAGATAGAATCTTCATTAGTGCAAGTAGCTGAACAAAAGCTAGCAGCTCAAATGATAGAGATGGGTGCAGACCCTAATGATCCTGAAGTTAAAAAGGCTTTTTCTCCTGAAGCAATTAAATCTTTACCTGAAATACAAGAGTTTTATTCTAAGAACTATGTTACTATGTCTGAGCAATGGGCTCAAAAGCAATATAACATAGATGAAGAAAGGTTTAAGCTCGATGAATTAGAAGAACGTGCATTTGAAGATGCGCTTATTACAGATAGGGAGTTTTGGCATTTTCAAATGCTTGAGGATGATTATAACATTGAGTTATGGAATCCTGTTCTTACATTCTACCACAAGTCTCCTGATGTAAGATATATATCTCAAGGCAACTGGGTAGGTAAAATAGAGATGCTTACTGCATCAGATATCATTGATAAGTATGGATGGGTTATGTCTCAAGAACAGCTTGAGTCTATAGAAGCTATTTATCCTGTAAGATCTGCTGGATATCCTATTCAGGGATATCAGAATGATGGTACTTATTATGATGCTACTAGATCTCATGAGTGGAACGTTAATAGACCTTCATTAGAGTATCGTCAGTTTACTTCTATGTATGATAACTTTGTTTATAATGGTGGAGATATCATCAACTGGATCATGGGTGAGTCTGAAGACTACTATGACATGGGTACTGCGCACATGCTACGCGTGACTACAGCATATTGGAAATCTCAACGTAAAGTAGGTCACCTTACTAAGATTGGTGAAGATGGAGAAGTTACTACATCTATCGTAGATGAAAACTACAAGGTCATAGATAAACCAATGTACGACACTACATTCTTTAAAAATAAAACAAAGGATAATCTAGTTTTTGGAGATCATGTAGATTGGATATGGATTAATCAAGTTTATGGTGGTGTTAAAATAGGCCCTAACATGCCTTCTTGGTGGGGTATGCAAAACCCTGGAGGTATTAACCCTATCTATCTAGGCATTATGCAGAATAGAATTAAGCCTATGAAGTTTCAGTTCAAAGGTGATAATACTCTATATGGATGCAAACTTCCTGTAGAAGGAAGAGTATTTTCTGATAGAAATACCAAGTCCATATCTCTAGTAGACTTAATGAAACCTTTTCAAATTGCCTACAACATTGTAAATAACCAGATAGCTGATATCCTTGTAGATGAAATTGGATCTGTAATATTATTAGATCAAAATACTTTACCTCAACACTCACTAGGAGAAGACTGGGGTAAGAATAACTTAGCTAAGGCATATGTAGCAATGAAGGACTTTGGTATGTTACCATTAGATACTTCTATTACTAATACAGAAAACGCCCTTAACTTCAATCATTTTCAGGTACTTAACCTAGAACAGACTCAACGTATGCTATCTCGTATACAGCTTGCTAACTTCTTCAAACAACAAGCATTTGAGGTAATAGGTATTACACCACAACGTCTAGGGCAACAATTAGGTCAAACTAATACTGCTACAGGTATAGAACAAGCTGTTGCAGGTTCTTATGCACAGACTGAACAATACTTTACTCAGCACTCAGATCATCTGATGCCTAGAGTACATCAGATGCGTACTGATCTAGCACAATACTATGCCTCTACAAAGCCATCAATTAGAATGCAGATGTCTAACTCTAATGATGAGCGAGTAAACTTTGAGATTAATGGTACTGAATTACTATTGAGAGATATCAATGTATACTGTACTACTAAAGCTAATCATCGTGTAGTTATAGAGCAAATGAAACAACTTGCTGTATCTAATAATACATCAGGTGCATCTATCTATGATCTAGGGCATATATTACAAACTGACTCTATGGGTAGCCTTAATAATATTCTTAAAGGTATTGAAGCTAAACAAATGGCTCAAAAACAAGAAGAATATGCTCAAGCTGAGAAGATGAAGCAAATGGAGATCCAATCTCAAGCTCAAGAGAAAGCACAGGAAAGAGAACATGAATCTACAGAAGCAGAGAAGAACAGAAGAAAAGATGTTCTTATTGCAGAAATTAGAGCAGCAGGTTATCAGTCTATGCAAGATCTTAATCAAAACATGCAATCTGACTTTACAGATACAATGGAGTCTATGAAAAAGACTCAGGAGTATCAAGATACTATGGATTTAAATAGAGAGAAAGAGATTAACAAAAGTCATCAGTTTGCTCAGAAGTTAAGCATGGAAAGAGAGAAGATGGATCATCAAACCAATATGAAACAGATAGACATGGATATAGCTCAAGAGAATAAAAATAGGTTTGATACTACAGTAAAAGAGACTGAGAAAAAACCTAGTAGTAAAAAGAAAAAATGATTATAGCTATGTAGTGGGAAACTTTTATATATATAAGATATATTTCTTAAACATATAAAAGTTATCTCATTAAATTTGCTTATATTAATAGTATAAACTCAATCACAAAACCAACAAAATGAGTACAGAAAACACAAACGTTCAAGAAGTCGAGTTTGATAACTTGGATGATTTATTAGGAGTAAATCCTGAAAGCATAATGGTTCCTAACTCTGATACAACAGAAAAGAAACCTAATATTTTTTCAGCGACTACAACTGATACTACGTTCCTTGACAAGCCTATAAAGAATGACGAACCTGCCCCTACAGCTCCTGCAGGAACTTCTACTACTGATACAACAGCATCAAGTACAACTACTGCCTCTGATGTACCTACTTTAGAAGAGTTAAGCGATCTGTTAGAAACAAGTATAGAAGAAGCTGCTAAAAATCCTGGAGGAAGACCATCATTAACAAAAGATGTAATGATCGAAACAGCAAACAAACTTATTGAAAAAGGTTTGTTGTTTCCATTTGATGATGGTAAGAAGCTAGATGATTACTCTCAAGCTGATTGGGAAGAACTTCTTGAAGCAAATTTTCAAGAACGTGAAAAACAATTAATGGAAGAGGTACCTGCTACATTCTATCAAAGTTTACCTGATGAGCTTAAACGAGCTTATGAGTATGTACAAAATGGAGGTACAGATCTTAAGAATATGTTTAGAGCTCTTGCAGCTGCAGAAGAAGTACGCGAATTAAGTACTGAAACTGAGAATGGACAAGAAGAAATAGTACGTGCATATCTTCAAGCTACAAGATATGGTACAGCAGAAGAAATTGAAGAAGAAATTATTGCCCTTAGAGATAGAGGTGATCTTGAAGTAAAAGCAGAAAGATTTAAACCACGTTTAGATAAAATGCAAGAACAACTTGTTGAACAAAAGATTAGACAACAACAAGAAGCAAGAGAAAAACAACAAGAGCAAGCACAAGTATACCAAGAGAATGTTTATCGTGCACTTGAAAAAGGAGATCTTAATGGTCTTAAGATAGATAACAAAGTACAGAACCTGTTATTTTCAGGACTAGTACAACCTAACTATCCTTCAATAAGTGGAAGACAAACAAACTTACTTGGACATCTACTTGAAAAATATCAGTGGGTAGAACCACGTCATGACCTCATAGCAGAAGCCCTATGGTTACTCGCAGACCCAGATGGATACAAGAGTAAACTGAAAGAAGGAGGGGAAAGAAATGCTACTGAAAAAACAGTAAGACTGTTGAAGACAGAAGAAGCAAGTAAACTAAGCTCTTCTAATACAACAGAGGAGGCAGAAGACACTAGGCGAACAAGTAATGCAAGAACATTAAATAGGCCTAAAAGAAACTTCTTTGGGAGGTAAACAACAAATAAATAATATAAACAAACAAAAACAAAACACAAATGGCAACTCCAGTTTTAAACAATGGTATATTCCTACGTGATACGCAGTATAATGCGTCTTCTCACGTAGACTCATACCACCTTGTAAACATGCTGAAGGATGCAGAGCCTATGGATTTAGGTCCTGTAGACATTTGGGCCATGACTCAAAAAGTTGAAATGCCCCTTTATCAAATGTCATCCTTTGGTGGTAAGAATGTTATCAACGTTGATAATGTAAGAGGAGAGTACAAGTGGCAAACACCTGTAGCTCAAGATCTTCCTTATATCATCGAAGATATCGAACCTGCAAATCTTGCTAAAGGTCTTGATGGCACTACATTCAAAATCAAACTTAATAAGCGTGAATTTGGACATGGTGATATCATTACTTATGACAAGTACAATGGTGTCGAACTTTACATTGTACCTGATGAAGATATCCTTCCTATTGGAGATGGATTCATCTATACAGTACAACTTGTAAACAATGACAACTATCGTTTCCTAGACAATGCTTATTTGTCTAATGGTACTAAATTCTTCCGTAAGTCATCTGCAAGAGGAGAATATGGTGAGCGTTTCTCTGATATTCAAACTAAATCAGGGTTCCGTGAATTCTATAACTTCGTAGGAGGTGCAGAAGCTCACGTTCACTATTCAGTATCTTCTCGTGCTGACATGATGATGAAGGGTGGAATGAATGCAGATGGTACAGTTCCTGTAACTGAGATTTGGCGTAACTTTGATAAAACTATGGATCCAGCTATCTCTAACATTGAGGATATGGTGGCTAAAATGGGTAAAGATTACGTTAAGCGTGCAGTAGCTAATGGAGATTTATCTCGTACATTCCTTACTTCTCTGGAAGCAGCACACTTGACTAAGATTGCTACTGACATTGAGACTTACTTAATGTGGGGTCATGGAGGTAGAGTACGTCAAGATGGTCCAGATGATATTAGATTATCTGTAGGTCTTTGGAAGCAGCTTGATAGTTCATTTAAGCGTGTATATAACAAATCTAGTTTCTCTCTTGAGTTGTTCCGTTCTGAGCTTTATAACTTCTATGCAGGTCGTGTAGAATTTCAAGGTCCAGATCCTAAACGTCAACTTGTAGTACAAACAGGTATTGGTGGTATGCGTATGGTAAATGAGGCTATTAAACGTGAAGCTGCATCTTCTAACCTTTCTATCCTTGCTGCTGACATTGGTGCTATCACTAACAAAGGTATGGATCTAGGATTTGGATTTGCTTACACTAGCTATGTGATTCCTTTCCTTGCTAACGTTAAGTTTGTACTTAACCCTGCATTTGATAACATCCATACTAATGATATTGAAAACCCTATCATTGATGGTAATCCATTGTCTTCTTACTCATTCATTATCTTTGATATCACTGATAATACTAATGACAACATCTACTTGTTGAAATTGCAGTGGGATAATCAATTGAAATGGTGGTATCAAAATGGTACTATGGATTATATGGGTAAAACTCAAGGGTTTAACTCATCTGGGCAATTCAATGGGTATCGTGTATACATGACTCAAACAATGCCTGCAATCTGGGTTAAGGACCCTACTAAAGTCCTTAAGATTGTTATGAGAAACCCAATTACAGGTGGATCATTCTAATATGTCAATCTAAGATGGGGAGGGGATTTTCCTCTCCCCTATTTTTAAACAATAAAACCAACAAATCATGAATTTTACATCAGTTACAACAGGACCTAGTTTTTCAGGCCCTATTTCAATTAAGCCTATTATAAACCCTGAAGGAGATAACATGGGTCTACAAAATTATAATATGGCAGTATTCCCTGGCACATTTCAAGAAGAGCAGATTGCGTGTCTTGAAAAGAATGGTGTTAAGAGATATATTACAGGTCTTAATGAATTTGCTCCAGAAGTAAAGAACATTAAAGACATAGAACAAAGAGAAGCTGTTATTAAAGAAATTAGAGAAACAGTAGCTCAGCTAGAGAAAGAACTAGCTTCTAACTTTATTGATCCAACAAGTGAGAACTTTTGGAATGAAGTAAAATTGCTTAAACCTGATAATGATGAATTCTGGTCTAAGATTACTGTAAGATGTGGTAATGAACCACTTTTCCTTAATCCTAAGAATGATCCATTTGATTTGATTAAATTAAAAGCAATAGAAGCAGGAGGATTTTCTATTGTTGCTAAGAGTTGGGAAGATGCGCAAAATGCAGCTAGACCACCTAAATTTTATTTAGATAAAACAATTGATTCAGTTGCTTCAAGAACTCAAACTAAGAAACTTCGTAATAAAGCTCTTAGTGAACTTGATAAACTGTATAATAAAAACATTAACAAGCTTATGTATGTATGTAAGATTGTTGATGCTCACAGTGCACAGTATCGTAAGTCAACTCCTATTGATATCATGTATGAAAACATGGATGCTTATATTAATGGAGAAGGTATTGAGCGTAATGAGCTTAGAGCTGCAGAGACATTCTTAAAAACAGTAGATCTAGATATGGAAACATTGAAATTGAAAGCTGTAGTAAAAGATGCTAGTTTCTATAAGGTTCTAGCGCCACGCGCAGATGGTATGATATACCACATTCCTACAGGAACCATGATGGGTAGAAACTCATCAGAGGTAGTAGAGTATTTAAAAAATCCGCTAAATGAAAATATTTTAGTAGAAATTTTACGTACAGTAGAGGAAATGTGGAAAGAATAATGTATATTATTATATAAACATTTAATTGATTAGAGTCATGGCAAAAATGGAAATGGTGAAAAAAGATGGTAAAATGGTACCTTCTTTTGCAGCTGATGGAATCGGTAAAAGTAAAAAAGGTAGCAAAGCTCCTAAGAAGAACTATGGTGGTAAAACTATGGGTAAAGGAGGCAAAGTAGCTCCAAAAATGTCTAAAGGAGGTAAAGTCATGAAATCAGGAGGATCTAAAAAAAGCTGTTAATTATGAAATGCGCAAATGAAAAAGTAGTTGCATGTAAAAAACCTACAGGACGTGTAGGAGGGACGAATGCACCAGTATATGCAGAAAAAAATCCTACTCGTTACACAGGAGGAAAAAATGCAGGAGCTATTCCTAAAAAAGGCCAAGGAAGATAATGCCAAAAGATGCATGCTATAATAAAGTAAAAGCACAGTACGCTGTGTTTCCTTCTGCAAGGGCTTCTCAAGCTATTGCTAAATGTCGTAAAGGCTCAGGTAAAGTAAGAAAAACTAAAGAAGGTTCAGAACTTAAAAGATGGCAAGCAGAGAAATGGCAAGATACTAAATCAGGTAAACCTTGTGGGGCAGGTGGTAAGAATGAATACTGCCGCCCTACTAAAAGGGTTTCATCTAAGACACCAAAAACTAAAAGTGAAATTTCTCCTTCTAAACTAGCTGCTAAGAAAGCAGAGAAATCTAGAGTAGGTATGGGAAGAAGAGTAAGTAAAGTATGAGATTATGGCAACAAAAAAAGTTACAACAAAAAAATCTTTAAAAAAGGCGCAATCAAGATTAAGTATTGAACAAGCTAAAAAAGAAAGAGATGTTATCATCAAACGTCAAGATGCTATAACAAGAGAACAAGATTTGAAAGCTGCAATGGATGATGTAGACTATTATAAATCAAGAGTAGATGATTTAAGAAAAGTTCAAAAAGCTTATCCTCGTGTAAACAGGTTTAATGAACTTAAAAATGAGTATAATAAAAAAGCAGTAGAAGCTAATAAAGAAAAGGTAAATCTTAATGCTGCTAAATATCAAAAAACTGGCGGGTCTACAAAAATGAAAAAAGGTGGATCTACAGGAGATAAGAAGTGGATTCAGAAAGCGATTAATCCAGCACACAAAGGATATTGCACTCCGATGACTAAACCTACTTGTACACCTAAGAGAAAAGCATTAGCTAAGACTCTTAAGGCAATGGCTAAAAAGAAATAAGATGGCAAAGTCACCAGCATGGCAAAGAAAGGCAGGTAAGAATCCATCAGGAGGTCTTAATGCTAAAGGTGTAGCTTCATACCGGAAAGCTAATCCTGGCAGTAAGCTTAAAACTGCTGTGACTAAAAAACCATCACAACTTGATCCTGACAGCAAAGATGCTAAGAGACGTAAGTCATTCTGTTCCAGGATGTCAGGTATGAAGAAGAAGCTTACAAGTGCAAAGACAGCTAATGATCCTAACTCAAGGATTAACAAGTCTTTGAGAAAGTGGAATTGTTAATTTATATATAAGATGAAAAAAACTGTAAAAAAAGTTGTAGCTAAAAAAACAATGGTAAAATCTAAAAAGAAATAAGTCATGAAAAAAGCAGGTTGTATGTCATGTGGAGGAAGCATGAGTAAAGGAGGAACTAAAAAGCCTGTTATGCGTGGTGGTGGTAAAATTGCTACCAAATCTACTGCTAGCTTTCCTTCTGTATCTACTAAATCAGGTGTAGGTGCTAAGAAAAAATATAAAGTTGGTGGTTCAACTT